CCTTATGACGCTGGTCTATTCTACTGCCCATACGTTCCTCTACAAATGGTTCGTGCAGTTGACCAGTTCACATTCCAACCAAAGATTGGTTTCAAGACACGTTATGGCATGGTTGCAAACCCATTTGCAGGCGGCACAAACGTTGACCTAGGTCAGTTGTACTCTAAGCGCAACACCTACTACCGTATCTTCCGTGTCGCAAACCTAATGTGATATCGGTTACGTAGAAAAGCCAACGCAAGATTGGCATTTCAAAGAGGAGCAGAAATGCTCCTCTTTTTTTCTTTCCTAAATAGTGGGTAAGGAGTTAAAATGGCCAAACCAGAAAATACAAATTATTTACAACCGACAAAATTCTTGTTGACTTTTCCGTCTATTACGGATACCACATTCTTTTGTCAAAAGGCTAATATACCTGGTCCATCCGTAACGGAAGTTCCACGTTCAATACCAAACGTGGAGTTGTATATGCCAGGTACCAAAATAGCATACAACACATTCGATATTGAATTTTCGGTAAATGAAAGTCTGTCTTCATGGCGTGTCGTGTATGATTGGATGAAGGACAATACCATCAACAACAAGTTCAGATACGCAAATGTGGATGCCATTCTGACTGTTATGTCAAATCAAAACAATCCAAAATTGCGTGTCAAGTATTCCAATGTATTCCCAATTTCTTTGGGTGATATTGAGTTTGATACCAGATTGTCAGCTAACGAACATATTTCGGCACTTGCTAGTTTTAGATTTGACTATTATACCTTGGAAATGTTATAATATAGTTTTAACTTGGATATATTATGGAATCACTTGAAGATATTATGAAGCACTGGGATGCAGACTCTGTTATTGACTCAACAGAACCAGGTAAAGAACTTCTAAAAATACCTACACTACATAATAAGTATCTTAAAATTCTGGTCAAACACAAATTGGCCGTGAAGCGTTTGAACTTTGAATATTCTAAAATGCGTAAGGTCAAAGAAGAATATTATAACGGTTCGCTTTCACAGGAAGAATTACAGGAGTACGGATGGGAACCATTTCTGTTGAATGTTAAAACAAAAATGGGTGTTGAAAAGTATCTTGATTCAGACAAAGACTTGATTAAGATTCTTGAAAAGAAAATTTACCACGATGAATCGGTATCCGTGTGTGAATCAATTCTACAAGAACTCAAGAGCAGGACTTTCCAGTTGAGAGATTACATATCTTGGGAAAGATTCATCGGTGGCAGTTAATTACATCATTAAAAAGAAAAATGAAGTATATGTGAAGGTTGAGTGTGAACGTGGTTTAGCACAAGAGCTGGCGGAATACTTTACGTTTTTTGTACCAGGCTTTCAATTCACGCCTGCGTATCGTAACAAAATATGGGATGGAAAGATAAGACTTTTTGATCTGAGGGCTTTTGAAACATACCATGGCCTTCTTCCTTACATTGAATCATTTTGTGAAGAACGTGATTACACATTTGAATATGGTGATCCACGTCCAGATTTAACAGATGATTATTCTGAGTATCATGCAGATAAGTTTATCAAAGAACTTAAGTTGCAGTCAAGAGGCCAAGACATTGATGTACGTGATTACCAAAAGAATGCATTTATACATGGAATGCGTAATCACCGTGGGTTGTTCGTTTCACCAACAGCTTCTGGTAAATCACTAATCATATATCTCTTTATCAGACAATTTTTATCGTACAAAGGCTGCAAGAAAATTTTAATTGTTGTTCCAACAACATCATTGGTGGAACAATTGTACAATGACTTTAAAGATTATTCGACTGCAAATGATTTCGATGTTTCAGAAAACATACATCGAATCTACCAAGGCAAAGATAAGGTATCAGATTTGCCTATAATCATTTCTACTTGGCAATCCATTTACCAATTACCTAAAGAATATTTTGAAGAATTTGATGCCGTGATTGGTGATGAAGCACATCTGTTCAAAGCACAATCATTGGCAAAAATTATGACGCAGTGTACCAATACCAAATACAGAATTGGATTGACTGGTACATTAGATGGAACCAAAACACATAAACTGGTACTTGAAGGGTTATTTGGACCTGTGAATAGAGTCACAACTACCAAAGAACTGATGGAAAACAAACAGGTAGCAGATTTTGAAATTAAATGCCTAATATTGAAACATGAAGATGAGATTTGTAAGCTGATTAAAGGTAAAACCTATCAACAAGAACTTGAGTATCTAATACTCAACATGGAGAGAAACAAATTTATTAAAAATCTTGCGGTATCTTTGAAAGGTAATACATTAATTTTATATCAATTCGTTGACAAACATGGCAAGATCCTTTATGATATGATTTCCAATACCAAGAATATTGGAGACAGGAAAATATTTTTTGTATACGGTAAAACAGATACAGAAATGCGTGAAGAAATTAGACGAATAACTGAAACACTGAATGATGCAATCATCATTGCTAGTTATGGTACATTCTCTACAGGTATCAACATTAGAAACCTGCACAATATAATATTTGCTTCTCCTTCCAAGTCAAGAGTGAGAAACCTACAATCTATTGGTAGATCATTACGACTAGGTGAGAACAAAGAAAAAGCTGTGCTTTACGATATTGCTGATGATATGCGTGTGGGAAATTATATGAATTTTACATTAAGGCATTTTGTGGAACGGACTAAGATATATAATGATGAGAAGTTCACCTACAAAATCTACAAGATAGGATTAAAAAATGGAGTCAGTTAATATTCTAAGACTTAAGAGTGGTGAGGATATTATTTGTTATATGGAACATTACGGACATGATGAGATTGTTGTTCGTGATGCTATGGTGGTTTTCACCAAAACAGATTTTAAATCTGGTAAACAGATAATCATGCTTGAGCATTGGCTACCAATACAACTCATCAAAGAAAATGAAACTATAATCAAACAATCTGAAGTGGTAGCAACTATGGTACCAAGTTCTGCCTTCTTTGAATACTATATGAATGCCGTATCTGTCGTAAAAGAATCTTTGTCTCATTCTGAAGAAGATGAACTCTCGTCATCTAACGATGACGAATTAACTCCTGAAGACATGAAGTTAATATTGGATGCTGTTGGTCCAACCAACCAAATGCATTAATTAATTTCTTGCAGAGGCTACATATTGGATGTTACTCTCTTGTCAAGTGGAAATCAATACTTAAAATGGTGAATATGAATACAACTACCAAAAAACATTACATTAACAATGCCGACTTTTGCAAAGCCTTGACTGAATACAAAGAAAAGGTCAAAGTTGCCAAACAAGAAAACAAGGATAAGCCTGCCATTCCAAACTATATTGGTGAGTGTTTTATTAAGATTGCAGAAGGTTTGTCACACAAACCAAACTTCATCAACTATCCATTCAGAGAAGAAATGGTAGCCGATGGTATAGAAAACTGCCTCATGTACTTTGAAAACTTTGATACCACAAAATCTAGCAATGCGTTTGCATACTTCACACAGATAATTTACTATGCTTTCCTTAGGAGAATTCAAAAAGAAAAGAAACAATTATATGTGAAGTACAAAGCAACCGAACAATTTGGTATCTTAGACGAACACGAAATGCTTGGCTACGAAGAAACAACTGGCCGTCAATTTGAAATGTACGACAACATTTCCGAATTCATTGAAACGTTCGAAGAAACCAAAAAGAAAAAGAAAGAACAGAAAGTCAAAAAAGGTATTGAAAAATTTTTGGAGTGAAAAAATGAAATTAAGTATTTGTGATATAGGTGGTGAAGTTGTTAAAGACAATGAAACTTATCTTTTGAAAGATAACAAAACATTAAAGAATCTTGTAGTAAGTTCGACCATGTTGCACCCCGGCAAAGAGACTAGAGGACATGCACATGCTGGACAGGAAGAAGTTTATCAGTTTGTAAGTGGTAAAGGTTTAATGCAACTTACTGATACGAATGGTACTACTTCAACATTTTCAGTCGGACCTGGTGATGTTGTTCTAATAGAAGATGGTGTATATCATAGAGTTTTTAACACCAATGCAACTGAGTCACTTTATTTTGTTTGTGTTTTTGATGGAAAAAGGAATCATTAAAATGAAAATTGGATTTACGTGTTCATGTTTTGACTTGTTCCACGCAGGTCATGTTATGATGCTCAAAGAGGCAAAAGAGCAGTGTGATTATTTGATTGTTGGGCTACAATCGGATCCCACATTAGATCGTCCAGAGAAAAATAAACCGGTACAAACGTTGTTTGAACGGTATGTTCAGGTTGATGCGTGTAAGTATGTGGATGAAATTGTACCATATGCAACGGAAAAAGAGTTGAGAGACATATTGACATCCTATCCAATTGATGTTAGAATCATTGGTGAGGAATATCGTGACAAACAATTTACTGGTTACGATCTTCCAATGGCAGTTTACTTCAATAGTCGCCAGCACAGTTTTTCTACCACAGAACTTAGAAAACGTGTATTGGATGTAACATTTGATAAAACATTACCAAAAAACCTAATACCATTAAAAGAATGAAAGTTGCATTGATTACCGACCAACATTTTGGTGCTCGTAATGATTCGATCCATTTTTTGGATTTTTATGAAAAGTTTTACTCTGGAACATTTTTCCCCACATTAGATGGACATAGTATCAATACTGTTATTATTCTTGGTGATACTTTTGATCGCCGGAAATATGTGAACTTTTATTCATTGAACAGAGCCAAACGTATGTTCTTTGATGAGTTGGCTAAACGTAATATTACAGTACACATGTTGGTTGGTAACCATGATACATATTACAAGAATACCAATGAGGTGAATTCACCAGAACTTCTTTTGGAAGATTATTCTAACTTGAACATTATCAGTTCACCACAAGTTATTAAGGTAGACAATACTGATATCTTGATGATGCCTTGGATTTGTCCAGAAAATCAAGATGAATCTTTTGAGTTGCTAAAAACCGCCAAAGCAGACATTTGCATGGGTCACTTTGAGATTGAAGGTTTTGCCATGTATCGTGGAATGAAATCGGAAGAAGGACTACATCGTGATATTTTTAAACGGTTTGATTTCACTTTTAGTGGTCATTATCATCATAAGTCTAATTCTGGGGGTATCCATTATTTGGGAAACCCGTATGAACTTACGTGGCAAGATTACGGCGATTCTCGTGGCTTTCACTTGTTCGATCTTGACAGTAGAACTCTTGATTTTATTCATAACCCAAACAAAATCTTCCACAGAATACAATACGATGACAAAACAACCGATATTAAAACCATTTCGTCCATGGATTTGACACCATATAAAAATTCTTATGTCAAAGTTGTGGTAGTGAACAAGACCAATCCATATGTGTTTGATATGTTCATGAATAAATTGTTTGAAGTAGGTACACTTGATATTTCGGTTGCAGAGGACTTCACTGAACTGGAAGATATTAGTGACGACGATATTGACCAAGCCGAGGACACGGTAACAATTCTCAATAAGTATGTGGATAACTTGACAACAGATTTAGATAAAGATAAACTAAAGGTCTTGTTGAAAGACATTTACGTTCAAGCACTTAACGAAGAAGAATGATAGTATTTAAAAAAGTAAGGTGGAAGAATTTTCTTTCTACTGGTAATGCATTTACCGAAATTGATCTGACACGTTCCACCAATACACTTATTGTTGGTCACAATGGTGCTGGTAAATCCACCATTTTAGATGCATTGACGTTTGGTCTTTTTGGTAAACCATACCGTAAAATTAATAAACCTCAATTGGTAAACTCCATCAATGATGGTAAAGCTGTCGTTGAGGTTGAGTTTTCTATTGGCAGAAAAGAATACAAGATTGTTCGTGGTATCAAACCCAATATCTTTGAGATACACTGCAATGGCAAGTTGATTAATCAAGATGCTAAAGCCACAGATTACCAAGAACACCTTGAAAGATTTATTCTTAAACTGAACTACAAGTCCTTCACACAGGTTGTGATTCTTGGTTCAGCCTCATTTGTTCCTTTCATGCAACTCTCTGCGGCTGATCGTAGAACAATCATTGAAGAACTTCTAGACATTGGTATCTTTTCATCAATGAATACCATTATGAAGGCTTCTATTACTGGTATTAAAGATAACCAAAGAGATTGTGATTATAAGATCAATCTCCTCAATGAAAAAATTGATTTACAGAAACAAAATATCGAAGAACACAAAAAGAATTTCCAAGCAGAAATCGAAAAGAAAAAGATTGAAATTGGAAAAAACGAGGCGTTCGTCAAAAAGACTCTGAAGGACATTGAGTTAATTCAGGCACATATCAATCAATTGACTAACAAAATTGCCGATGGAACAAAAGTAACTTCTAGAAATACTAAGATTATTACTTTACAATCCAAACTCAATGACAATATCAAGAAGTTGAAAAAGGATATTGACTTCTACCAGAACAACGATAACTGTCCAACTTGTCAGCAAATGATTGCTGAAGAAACCAAAACGAACCACATTTCTTCCAAACAAACCAAGATTGAAGAAATCGGTACAGCCAAGAAACAACTTGATGATGAGTTACAAAAGGTTGTAAATCGTTTGGATGAAATCAGTAAGATTCAAAAACACATCAATGAACATAATTCAGAAGTTGTAAAATTGAATACTCAAGTATCAAGTATTAATGAGTATAATACAAAAGTATTACTTGAGATTCAACAGATTGAACAAAATTCAGTTTCAACGGAAACCGACAACGAAAAACTAAAAACGCTTGAAGCTGATTTAGTTTCTGCAACTAAAGTGGCAAATGATCTTGCGGTAGAAAAACAGTATTATGATTATGCCGCAACATTGTTGAAAGATTCTGGCATCAAAACAAAAATCATCAAACAATACTTACCAATCATGAACAAACTGATTAACAAGTATTTGACAGCCATGGATTTCTTTGTTAACTTTAATCTTAATGAGAGTTTTGAAGAAACAATTAAGTCTAGACACCGTGATGAATTCAGTTATGCTTCATTCTCTGAAGGTGAAAAGATGCGTATTGACTTGGCACTGTTGTTTACTTGGAGACAAGTTGCAAAGATGAAGAACTCGACAAATACCAATCTATTGGTACTTGATGAAGTTTTCGATTCATCTTTAGATGGTGTTGGTATGGAAGAATTTATGAAGTTATTGAACAGTCTAGATAAGAATACGAACGTATTTGTTATCTCACATAAAGGTGACCAGTTGTTTGATAAGTTTAGGTCTGTAATTAAATTTGAGAAGAAGGGCAATTTCTCACAGGTGGCAAAATGAATGATAATTTAGATGTAATTAGAATTAATACGGATGACTTGGTTAAACCAACGCAAATTGAACAAGTCAATATTGAAATTTTCCCGTTGGTACCAGAACATCATCCTACATTAAAGATGAAATTACCAACTTTTGATTTTAGTAATCCACCAGTTGATCCAAATAAATTTGCTAGTTCTTTGGTTGAAACATGCAAGAAACACAATGGTCTTGGTCTATCGGCTAATCAATGTGGCTATGAACACCGTGTGTTTGTTATGGGTTCTGGCGATAACTATGTGGCATTCTTTAATCCGGAAATTACATGGGTTTCGGAGGAACGATCCAAAATGGAAGAAGGATGTCTATCGTTTTTGGATCTTTTCCTGAACGTAGAGCGACCAAATTCGATTAAGGTAAAATACCAAGACTACACTGGTGCCGAAAAAGAAGCAACATTTACCGGATTAACTGCTCGTTGCTTTCAACATGAGCTTGACCATATGAATGGAATCGTGTATACTCACCATGCAAAGCCGTTGGCATTGCAAATGGCAATAAAGAAACGCACAAAACTTTCGGATCAACGCCGAAAGTTGAAGAATCAACTTATGAGTAAAGTGAAAAATGTCTCAAAACAAATGGCCGGAACACGTTAATAAGCATTGGGAAAAGTGGAAGGATGAAAATACTTCCACTAAAACCATTGATGAAGCTGAACTAAAAAAGATCCTTACGGAAGATTTGACGTATGCTTCACAGATGGATGTGAAAGAATACACATTGTACCAAAAGTGGTGTGAGATTCAGGAGAAATATCCTTCACATGATGATTTGTATGGTGATAAAACATTGGATGATCCCAAACAAGGTGAACTGATTCGTGAAGTAAAATCTAACATTTGGATTCCAGAATCACCGGATGATTTTGATAACCTTCAACCAACAATGATCTATACTGATGACTCAGAAGAAATTGAACATGCATTGCTTGATGGTACAACCTCAAAACAAAAGACAAAACGTTCCGATTTACCTGAGCGTTGGAACACCGTTCGTACTTTCATTTCTACGATGAAGAATAATTCCAACATTGGTCGTAATTTAAATTTCTTGGTTACCGACCAAGTTACCGGTAAGTATCTTGGTGTTATCTGTATCTCGTCCGACTTTTTGGACTTGACGCCACGTGATAAATTTATTGGATGGGAACGTGAAAAGAAAACTCAAGGTGGTATGATTAATTATACTGCAATCGGTTCCTCAATTGTTCCGTTGCAACCACTTGGTTATAATTACATGGGTGGTAAGTTGCTTGCATTGCTATGCTTGTCTGATACCGTTCAACGTTTGTGGAAGGAAAAATACAATGACGTTCTTGCTGGAGTTACTACAACTTCTCTATATGGTAACACTAAGTCCGGTGGTCTATCACAGTATGACGGTCTTGAACACTGGCAGAAAATGGGATTCTCTAGTGGATCTGTTGCTTTTGAACCAAGAAAAACAACTCTCAACATGATCTGGCAGTGGTTGAAAGAGAACCATCCAGAAAAATATTTTGAATGGTGGGAAGCCAAGAAAGAAAATGGACTTCCATTCAAACGTGACCATAAAAATCGCTCACTTCATTTTGCATATCCTAAACTCGGTATTCCAAAAGAACTGACACGTACAGACCACCAACGTGGTATATATTTTTCACCATTGTATAATAACACATGTGAATTTTTACGTGGTGAAATTGCAGAAGGAGACTTGGTCAAGTCTTTCGACACTAGCGAAAAAGCCCTTTCAGATTTGTGGAAAACAAAATATGCAAAAGGTCGTATTCGCCAACTGCAAAAGAAGAACAATGTTTCCTATGAAACACTGTTCTACGATGACCTTATCTACATGTCTTGGGAAGAAACCAAACAAAAATACCTAACACAGGTAGGTAGATAATACAAGTGTACCAGAAAAGATATTGACTTTTCGACTACATAATAGTATGATATGAGAACTCGTTCATCGAGTGTTTTAACTTTAATATGGAGTAATTATGAAAATGACTGCAAAACAACGCCTTCTGTCCTTCCTTTCCAAGAAAGACGGTTACAACACATTCAGCGTAGCACAAGCACGTGCTCGTTTCGGCATCAAGAACGTTGCCGCACGTATTGCTGAATTGCGTAATGAAGGTTATGCAATTTACACCAACATGAAGTCACGTGCTGATGGTAGCAAAGTTGCTATCTATCGCCTTGGAACTCCTTCCAAGTCTTTCAAAGCACAGTGCCGTGCTAATGGTGTTCGCCCACAAACCGTTTAAGGTTTGACATAGGAGAGTACCACCTACCGGTGGTCTCTCCTTTTTTTTATTTTTGGAGTGCAAATGGAAATACAAATTAAAACAGAAGAACTAAGAAAGAAAAGCCTTTTTGTGGCTACACCAATGTATGGTGGTATGAACCATGGACTCTACATGAAAGCCTGCCTTGACTTGCAAGGTATGTGTATTCAGTATGGTATCAATATTAAATTTTCATTCTTGTTTAATGAATCTTTGATTACACGTGCAAGAAATTATTTGGTTGATGAATTCTTAAATCGTTCCGATTGCACTCACATGTTGTTCATTGATTCGGATATCAATTTTAATCCGCAAGACGTTATTGCCATGTTGGCATTAGACAAAGATATTATTGGTGGACCTTATCCTAAGAAAGCCATCAAATGGCGTTCTGTTAAGAAAGCCGTTCAAATGCATCCGGACGTGGACGCAGGTACACTTGAGAAAGTTGCTGGTGATTTTGTGTTTAATCCTGTTAAAGGTACGGCACAATTCAGTGTTTCTGAACCACTAGAGGTTTTAGAAATTGGCACAGGTTTTATGATGATTAAACGTGAAGTTTTCCCAGTTATGGAGAAAACATATCCTCAGTTGCGTTATAAGCCGGACCATGTTGGTCAAGCACACTTTGATGGTACTCGTTATATTCATGCATTCTTTGATACGATTATTGATACTAAAGATTCTGCAACTGGTGGTGGTTCTGATCGTTATTTGTCAGAAGATTATATGTTCTGTCAACTCTGGCGTAAAGCTGGTGGACAGATTTGGTTATGTCCATGGATGAAAACACAACATATTGGAACTTATCATTTCCATGGTGATATGCCTGCTGTTGCCAATTTTGTTGGAGAAATGTAATGGAAGAAGTAACATATAAAATTGATACAGGTGAAGATGTTACAGATGTTGAAGTAAAAGAACCTGAAGTTACTATTGATTCGGAAACCCTATTTGTACCGCAACGGTTACAAAATGAAACTTATGAAGAATACACCGAACGGCGTTTGGTAGCACACTATAAGCTACATCAAATGGCTAAAGGAAATTTGATTTGGAATTCTCGTCCAGATCCAACAAAAAAAGGTGATACTTACAGGAAAGTAAAATGATCGTTGGTCTTGTTGGTTTTATTGGATCAGGAAAAGGAACTGCTGGTGAACTCCTTGCAGAAAAAGGATTTGTACCCATAAGTTTCGCTTCTTCCTTGAAAGACATTGCCGCCGAAATGTTTGGTTGGCCAAGAGAATTACTTGAGGGTAACACAGACGCCTCTCGTGAGTTTCGTGAACAACCTGACAAATTTTGGTCGCAAGAATTTGGTAAAGAGTTTACACCACGCCTTGCATTGCAATTAATGGGAACTGAGGTCGGTCGTAATGTTTTTCATCCTAATTTTTGGGTAATCAAAGCAAAACAACAAATGCATGTTTTGATGAGCAAAGGTTTTGAAAATTTTGTTATCACCGATGTTCGTTTTCCAAACGAAATGGAAATGATTCAGTCTGAAGGTGGAATCATGATTGAAATTCAGCGTGGCATTTCTCCACACTGGATGTCCTTGGCAGCTAAAGCTAATCGTGGCGATTCAAAGGCGCTTGAATTTATGCGAGAGAATGGTCCACATGAATCTGAGTGGCGTTGGATTGGTAGTGACATTGACTATATCATTGATAACAATGGCACAACGGAAGACTTGAAGAAAAAATTAGTGACATGCTTGAAACGTTCGTTTGGATCAAGTATAATTGAAGAATCTAATGAAGGAGTATTGTAATGAAAATCGCTGATGAAACAATCAACATCTTGAAAAACTTTTCGACTATCAATGAGGGTATCATGATTCGAAAAGGTAAAATCTTGGAAACTATTTCTAAAGAGAAAAACATTCTAGCTAGAGCCGAAGTGGTCGATAGCTTTGATGAGGAACTTGGATTGTATGATATCAATAGTTTCCTTGGCACCTTGTCAATGAACGGCAATGAAATTGAATTTAACGGAACAACCGATGTAATCATCAAAGGCTTCAACGGCAAGAGCAAGACAAAGTGGCGCAAGACACCAGAGAACATGATTGTCGTTCCACCAAACAAGTCCATTAACATGGACACCGCTGAGATTTCTTTTGAGTTGACTGAAGATGAAATTAAATGGTTCTCACGTGCCGCTAGTATGTTGAGTGCACCAAACATCGTGTTTGCTTCTGACGGTCAAACAGTCGAAGTTAAATGTTTTGACATTAAGAATGACGCATCTAACATCAATACAACTGAGATTGATGCAAAAGGTAATGGTAAGAAGTACAACATGATCTTCTCTACGGACAACCTCAAGTTCATTGAAGGCTCTTATGATGTTAAAATTTCATCTAAGGGTATTAGCTATTTCAAACACAAGAAATTGCCAATTGAATATTGGATTATGACTGCGCCGGGTTCTAAATACGAGGGGTAATATGACACAAGTGACTACACTTTATGGTACATTCGCCGAAGATGATTTGAAAGCAATTAAAGATTCTTTGTCCGAAATTTCAAATGAAATGACAATCATTGAAGCACACAAAGAAGCTATCAAAGATATTATGGGCGCAATGTATGATGCACATAAGATTCCTAAGAAAGTCTTGCGCCGTATGGCCAAAGCACATCACAAGCAATCTTTCCAGGAAGAAGTTGCTGAAGATAATGAGTTTGAAGCACTGTATCTTGGAGTAACAGAAACAAAATGAGCGATTCAAACCGCAGAAGTTTTTTGAAAGGCCTGGGTATCTCAGGCCTTTTTTTGGCTGGTGTTGCTGGTTACAAGGAAGCCAAAGAGAGAATTGTTTATAAACAAGATGAATTGCCGACCAAGGAACTAGAAGAACAACTCAATACAAAACCTGTTTTGCAATTGTCTGCAACATATGGTGAAGAAATGCCGCCTCAGCAATACTATGGAACAAACATGTATGTTATAGGTATAGGACCAAGATATAAACCAGGAACAGAGAAAAATGTTAAGGTGAATATTGCACCTGGTCCAGATGGTAAACTATACGTCAAAGAGAATGACATTTGGCGTAAGATGTGATACAATGAATTTTTATATTATGGAGTATGTGAATGTTAGAACAAATGTTGTGGGTGGAAAAGTATCGTCCCCATAAAGTTGAGGACTGTATTCTTCCAGATAATCTTAAATCTACGTTTCAGGAATATGTTAACAGAAAAGAAATCCCGAATTTGCTACTTACTGGATCCGCAGGCGTTGGCAAAACTACAGTCGCAAAAGCCCTCTGTGATGAAGTCGGATGTGATTACCTCGTCATCAACGGCTCGGACGAAGGCCGCCTTATTGAAACCTTTCGGAACAAAATCAAAAACTATGCCTCGACAATGAGTCTTTCTGGTGGCCGAAAGGTCATCATCATTGATGAAGCTGACTATACCAATCCAGATTCCGTTCAACCTGCATTGCGTAACTTCATGGAAGAATTCTCTGCGAATTGTTCCTTCATTCTGACATGTAACTTTAAGAACCGAATCATTGCACCTTTGCATTCCCGTTGTTCTGTTGTTGAATTCAAGATTCAGAACGGACAGAAAGCAAAGATGGCCACACAATTCTTCAAGCGTGTGGAATGGATTCTTGAGCAAGAAGGTGTCTCATACGAAAAAGAAATCGTTGCTTCGGTAATCACCAAGCACTTCCCAGACAATCGCCGTATTCTGAATGAACTGCAACGCTATTCATCCAACTCAAATAAGGCGATTGATAAAGGTATTCTTGCATCTATTACCGATGCCAATATGGCAACTTTGGTCAAGACTATCAAAGAGCGTGACTTTGGTGGTGCTCGTAAGTGGGTAACCAATAATCTTGATAATGATCCAAATACCATTCTTCGTACAATCTATGATGGTTTGTATGAACACGTGAAAGCAGATAGCATTCCACAAGCTGTATTGATTCTGTCAAAGTATCAATACCAATCTGCGTTTGTAGCTGACCAAGAAATCAATATGATGGCTTGCCTCACAGAATTCATGGTGGAATGTGAGTTCAAATAATGGCAGACCTATTCAAAGAGATCGTTCCGAGCATACTCCAAACTAAAAAGTATGTTCTGGATGACCCAAAAGACTATAATGCATACATCGTAAATCGTTCACTTTCCTATCATATGGACTGCATCATGTATGCAAACCAGATGAACCAGTGTTCAAATCTTGATCCGGAACTGCAATACCAGTATCTTCTAAATACCGTTAGGCCGATGAAACGGAAGTTTCAACCGTGGCAGAAAACATCGGCCATAAAAGACATAGATTGCGTAAAACAGTA